GGCTTTGTAATTGGTATTGCTAGTGGTGTAGCTGTAGATTTTACTCTACGTTTTGCAGCGCCCCAACTAGAACTCGGCGCCTTTGCCTCTTCCTACATCCCAACCACTGGCACTGCCGCCACCCGCAACGCGGACGTTGCCAGCATCACGGGGGCAAACTTCAGCTCCTGGTATCGGCAGGACCAAGGCTCCCTATTTGTGTCAGCCAATGCTCCTCAGCCTACAAACGGTAACCGCCGAATTGCATTTGCAACAGACGGGACAATCAATAACCGAGTTGGGATTTTGTTTAATTTAGCAAACAATCCTCAGTTCATTTTGTCTGCGTCTGGCACTGTTACTGCATCAATTTCCTCAAGCGTTACCGCTACCGGATTTATTCAATCTGCTGCCGGATACGCACTAGATGACTTTGCTTATGCTGCTAGCGGTTTGCTGGCTGGAACTGATACGTCAGGAGCTGTGCCATCAACTGTAGATCGCTTAAGCATTGGTTCCATGGACGGCGGAGATCGGATCAACGGCACCATCCGCCGCCTCACCTACTGGCCCATTAGACTTGGAAATACAGTTCTACAGCAGATCACGCAATGACCACTGGACTTGTGACACCTCAAAGACTTGAAAACTTCTGGGCCAAGGTGGACAAGCCCAAGGATGGCACTGGTTGCTGGCTGTGGACTGGCGCCAAACAGGGCGGTCGAAATGGCAGGTATGGCGCCTTTCAACTGGGGTGGAAAACACAGAAACGTGCCCATAGGTTTTCTTATGAGATTGCACATGGCCCAATTCCTCAAGGGATGATGGTGTGCCATTCGTGTGATACGCCTTTGTGCGTTAACCCAGCGCATCTATTCTTGGGCAGCGCTAAAGATAACATAAGTGACATGGATGCTAAAAATCGCAGGGTAAGTTGCAAAGGACAAAAGAACGGGGCGAGCAAGTTAACCGTTGAATCAGTCAGGACAATCTTCTTGGATCTAAGAACAAACCGTGAAATTGCAGATGAGCACAACATCAACTCAGGCTTAGTCAGTCAAATCCGACATCGCAAGATTTGGGCTGAAGCAACTGCTGATTTGCCAGACCAGCCACGACGCAAGCCGGGTACTGGAAGTTCTGGTTTCAGGCTTCGCCAGCGCCTCCCGAACAGCACGCTTGTGGCACTGACGCAATGACCCACTACCTCCGCTTCCCCGACAAATCCACCGGCATGGCTGCGCTGGATGCTGCTGTGTGCTTCAATAGTGGTGGCCCCGCGTGCGTCAACACCGGAGCCGTGACCAATCCACTGGAGCTGGACTGATGAGCAAAGACTATCAAGGCGCTGACTGGCACTGCCTGGCCGCTGGCGACCCGCCTCAGCGAACGATCTGCGACTGGGTGTTTGCTGCCGACACCTACACAGAACGCGGCACTGGCGCTTGGTATCGAGGGCCTAACGCTGGAGGCTTCAGCACTGAGCAGGGCGCCTTTGTCAGCGACCCAGAGCGCACCTACTGGAAGGCTGTAGACCCTCAGCCGCTTCTGCGATCTATCACCCAATAATGCAATGACGCGCTACCTCCGCTTCCCCGACGAATCCACCGGCATGGCTGCGCTGGATGCTGCTGGCCTTACCACCACCAATGAAGACGGCGACACCGTGGTGCTCACCGCCAGCCACGCGCACGCGCTAGACGTGGTGGGCGTCATCAGCATTGGCGGCGAATACGACCCCGAGACTGGCGAGGTGCTGACGCCGCCCACCGTGCTTGACGGCTGGCACGTCAACTTCGTCGGTGAGCTGCCTGAAGGGTGGGATCAGTACGTTGTTGCGCCGGGGCATCCGGTGAGGGTATTCGCGTGATCACCGAAGACACCGGCCTGTACTTAGCCGACTTCGGCGTAAGCGTCGTAGCAGGCTCTGCATCCGGCCTAGGCATCCTCGACATGCCCAGCGAACTAATCGTCGATGGCCAAGTAATTAGCACCGAATACACACTTACTTGCGAATCCGCTAAGTTCGGCGACCTACTTTACGGCTCAAAACTTACCGTAAACGGCGCCGCCTATACCGTACGCGCCAACGTCCTAATTAGCGACGGGGTGTTCACGCAGCTATCCCTACAACGCGACCTAGAAACCACGCACACCACCTCCACCACGCCCCTTAGCGCTAACGGTGCTGTGGTCTCGATCGACGACTTGGGCCTAGATCAGCTCAACCCACTGATCAACGGCGGTGCCGCCTCCACCACTTACATTGATGGCAACGACATCAGTGGGGGTACAGCATGAGCACCATCGCCCAGATCCAGCTGCGCACAGACACCGCAGCGGCCTGGACCGCCGCCAACCCCACGCTCCTCTCAGGTGAGATGGGCATCGAGTCCGACACCCGCAAAATCAAGGTCGGCACCGGCTCCACCACCTGGAACGCCCTCCCCTACTTCCTGGCCGGCGTCCACGTCCGCGGCCAAGCCAGCTACGGCAACACCGGCACCGTAAGCATCGCCACCCAAGGCACTTACGTCTCCACCGGCCTCACCGCCACCTTCGACTCCACCACCGCCTACGGCATAAGCCTCGGCACCACCGATCTCTTCGGCCTAAAGAACACGAGCGGCGCAACGCAAATCGTAAGCGTAAGCGCCGCGATAGATGCACATGCTGGTAATAATCAAATCATCGGACTCCGCTTAGCTAAGAACGGTGTAGGCATTACGCAGAGCGAATGTCGCACGTTTAGCCATAGCAATGACTCGCCCCTAATCACCACCTGGCTTGTAAGCATGGCCGCCAACGACGAACTTAGCTTGCAGGTAGCCAACCACAGCGCCACCAGCTCCATTAGCGTCAAGCGTGGCCGTGTAATCATCACGGGAATTAGTCAATGACAACCAAGCGCGAGCAAATCCTTAGCGCGGTGCGGACCACGCTCGTCGGCACCGTTGGCGTTGGCACGCGCATCTACCGCAGCCGCGTCGAGCCGGTGGCACGCGCCGAGAGCGCCGCCCTCATCGTCGAGCCCGTAAGCAACGTGCCGACGCAGAACACATCGCTGCCCACACTCGACCACGTACTAAACATGCGCGTGGTAATCATTGTGCGTGACGCTGTACCCGATCAAGCTGCCGATCCAATAATTGAGTCGATGCACAGCAAACTTGTCGCCGACCTCACCCTAGGCGGCTTGTGCATCGACATCCAACCAGGCCCTACCGAATTTACCTTAGAAGCTGCCGACACCCCCGTAGGCGTAATCTTCAACAATTACAGAATCCTCTACCGCACATCGGTAAGCGACCTAAGCATCTAAGGTGCGTCGAGTCCGTAATCGTTGTAAGCCGCGCTGCCTAGCCTGTGCTCTGCATACCACGGGTAGGAGGGCAACCTCCTAGGCACACATGGCACTGACTCGGAAGCGTCTAATCCTCGTGAAAAAGGAGGTGACCTACGGCACCGACAGCTCGCCGGCAGGCACCGACGCGCTGCTGGTGCGCAACCTTGACATCACCCCGATCGAGGCTGATCTCGTCAGCCGCGATCTCATCCGCCCTTACCTCGGCAACAGCCCGCAGCTGCTCGCCAACAGCCGCGTGAGCATCACGTTCCAGGTCGAAATGGCCGGTTCCGGCACCGCTGGTACGGCTCCCCGCTACGGCTCGATTCTCCAGGCGTGCGGCATGAGCGAAACCATCGTCGCTACCACCAGCGTCACCTACGCCCCGGTCAGCGCCGCCTTCGCCAGTGCCACGATCTACTTCAACAACGACGGTGTGCTCCACAAAGCCACCGGCTGCCGTGGCACCTTCACCCTGAACGCAGCCGTGGGCGAGATCCCCACAATCGACTTCACGATGACCGGCGTCTACAACGCACCCACAGACACCGCCGCCCCCGCTGTCACCTACAGCACCCAAGCCAGCCCCCTGGTCTTCAAGCAGGGCAACACCTCGGCGTTCCAGTTCTTCTCCCACGCCGGCTGTCTCCAGTCGGTGAGCTTCGACATTGCCAACAGCACCGTCTACCGCGAACTCGTCGGCTGCACCAAGGAAGTCCTGATCACCGACCGCAAGCCCGCTGGCACGGTCATGATCGAGGCCCCCACCCTGGCCACCAAGGACTACTTCAACCTCGCCCAGACCGAGACGACCGGCAACCTGACCTTCCTGCACGGCACCACCGCCGGCAACCGCGTCACGCTCACCGCCAGCCAGTGCGACATCGCCAACCCCTCCTACGGCGACCAGGACGGCATCCAGATGCTCAACATCCCGTACATCGCCGTCCCGACAACGGCCGGCAACGACGAGGTAAGCCTCGCGTTCACCTGAGCGGCAGCGCACCCCACACCATCACACCCCCACGCCACTTATGGCCAAGACCTCCGCGCTGCCCACCCCCGACCCCATCCCGGCCGAGGGCGGCAGCTACCTCCTCGACGAGAAAACCGGCAAGTGGCAACTGCTCGACCGCACCGAGCCCGCTAAGCTGGACGCCGCTCAGCCTCAGCTGGACGCTAAGTCGGAAGCTAAGCCGGAAGCTAAGTCGGAAGCTGAGCCGGAAGCGGACACTGCGCCGGCTCAGCTGGACAGTTCCACCGCCGAAGGCTGAGCACCTCAACACACCCGCCTTAGCTAAGCCGCAAGCACCTTCGCTTCCGGCTTAGCTTTTTTGCG